GTCTACACGACGCGCCTCGTGCGGCCTTTGCGCTTACGCTCGGCGCGCCTCCGTAACTCCTCCAACTCCGACACGCCTATCCTGACATGGTCTCGCGACGAATACGTCGAGACTACCAATAAATTCAGCACCGGCACCCCGTCCGCAGTCTATTACGATCCGCAGCTAGACGCCGGTGAGTTGCATGTATGGTTAACGCCGAATGACGCGAGTAGTAGACTGCTGTGCGACGTCGACATGCCCATCGAGGACATGGATGCCGCGTCGAACACTGCCGACTATCCGCAGGAGTGGGTGAACCCCATCTCGTGGCTGCTGGCCGACGAGATGCGTTTCGACTTCGGCGTGCCCGTCGACGTCGGCGACCGCATCCACGCGCAGGCGAAAGACAAACTCGACCTCGTCCTCGGCTTCGACACCGAGGCGGAGAGCACGTACTTCGGCGTCAGCCTGGACCCTGAATAATGAAGCTACAGTTCGCAGTCAACGCATACACCGCCAGGGCGAAGCCGCTCAGTGCGCAGCGCTGCGTGAACTACTTCGCCGAGGCGGCACCGGCGGACGCGAAGGACGAGCTTGTCCTGTACAACGCGCCCGGCATCAAGGCATTCGGCTCCGGCGGTTTGGTCGGCGCGGTGCGTGGGCAACTCGTCATGGGCGGCGTATTGTATACGGTGGCCGGCAATACTCTCTACAGCGTCACCTCCGCCGGCGTAGCGACCAGCCTGGGCACTATCAACACTAACGTCGGCAGCGTATCGATGGCGGCTAACCGTGCCAGCACACAGGAATTAGGATTGGTGGACGGCACCAATGGCTGGACGTATGACACGTCCAACGGGCTCGTGCAGATCACCGACAATGACTTCGCCAGCGCCGACACCATCGCCTTTCAGGATGGTTACTTTATTTTTAGCAAGGCTGGCTCATCTGAATTCTTTATCTCCGCATTGAATAACGGGCAGTCAATCGACGCCCTCGACTTCGCCGACGCCGAGGGCAGCCCCGACGAAGTCGTCGCAGTATTCAGTGATCACCGAGAGCTATGGGTGTTCGGCGAGAAGACGACAGAGGTCTACTTCAATTCCGGCAACGCGGACTTCCCCTTCGAGCGTATTAGTGGCGCCTTCATCGAGCGCGGCCTCGCCGCCGCCTTCTCGGTCGCGGCTGACGACAATACTATCTTCTGGCTGGGAAATGACGGCATTGTTTACAAGGCGAATGGATATACGCCGATGCGCATCTCGACGCACGCCATCGAGAACGCCATTGACGGCTACTCCTCGATCTCCGACGCGGTGGCGTATTTCGTGACCATTGCCGGCCACAAATTTTATCACCTCACCTTCCCCACTGGGAAGGCGACCTTCGTGTATGACGTGGCGACTAATCTGTGGCACGAGCGGGAGAGCTTCGATCAGAATTACTGGCGGGGAGGCTCGTCCTACGTGAGGGCATATGGCAAGCACATCGTCGGCGACGCCTTCCAGGGCAAGATGGGCGAACTGGACATGGATACCTTCACCGAGTACGGCTCGACCATGCAGGGCGTTCTCGTTAGTCGCGTCATCCACGGCGATCGGAAGCGTGTCTTTCATCGGCGCTTGGAAATTGAGATGGAGGCGGGCGTCGGCTTGACGTCGGGGCAGGGCTCCGACCCACAGGTGTGGCTGGATTACTCCGACGACGGCGGCCACACGTTCAGCCTGCGAAAACCGCAGCGCTCGATGGGTAAGCTGGGCGAGTACCTCACGCGGCTTCGATGGAACCGGCTGGGGCAGGCGAGGCAGCGCATTTACCGCCTGACTGTAGCCGACCCGATTAAGCGGTCAGTCATCCTGACAGACCTGGAACTGGCGATGGGGACGAATTGATGACGAACCTCCCCCCGACAGTCTCCATGCCGCCCATCAAGACACCGATCGTCGATATCACCACCGGCTTGACTACGCGGTACTGGGCGCAGTTCTTTGAGTTGCTGTTGAAGCGCACCGGAGACAGCCCCGGCGATCCAGTGATCGGCGACATCGCCGTCTACGAGGTCACGGTCGGCTTCGGAGACGTCGCGTCTGCCGCGTCGAAGGCGCTCCTGACGGCGAAGACCGGAGAGACGTGGAAAGTCCGCGAAATATATTTATCGGGCGCCGGCACCGACTTCTCGGGCGGCGGGGGGGACCGCCTGATGGCGATCACCGACGGCACCTCGACGTGGAGCATTATCCCCGCCGCGACACTCCAGACGCTGGCCGTGGCGCGATGGGGCGACGCCGGTACGCCCTTCCCGGCGACTGCCGCGCACCTGACGACTGCCAGTGTGTTGAGTACCAATATCAGTGCCAAGTATTCCGGCGGCGCGACAGACTACACCGCCGGCAGCCTGACCCTTATCGTCGTCGCGGAGCGGATCACATGATTACGGCGCAGACAGAGCGGTGGGGCGACTGCCTCCCGGAGCTTAAGGCGCTTTTTCCTGCTCACTGGGAGGAACTGGCCTTGAATAAGGACAAGGTGCCGTTGTCGCCTGACTACGCCACCTACGCACGCGTGGAGGCCGCCGGAGAGCTATTTTTGGCGACTTTAAGGGAAGACGGGAGGCTGGCGGGCTATTTCGTGGGTATTGTGGCTCCTGGGCTGCATTATTCGACGTGCCTCACCTGTATCCTGGACTTATTCTGGGTGCATCCCAAGGCACGCGGGCGTACCGCCGAACTGCGGTTATTCAGGCACGTCCGCTCGGAATTAGAGGAGCGGGGCGTGCAGCGCTGGATCGCTGGTTCCAAACTTCACAACGATTGTGGTAGGCTGTACGAGGCGCTTGGCTTTGAGCAAACAGAAAAAATTTATTCTATGTGGATAGGAGACTGACATGCCTTTTTCAATAGCCGGCGGCGCAGTCATAGGCGGTGTCGGTTCTTACTTGAGCGGACGCGAGCAGGCCAGGGGTGCCGAGCGCGCCGGTGATCTGATGGCGCAGGCGTCAAGGGGGGCCACCGCCGAGAGCCGCCGGCAGTACGACATCGGGCGCGCAGACCTCGCGCCATATCGGGAAACCGGAGCCACCGCCCTTGGCGAATATGGAAGGCTGTACGGCGTTGGGCGTGAGGGGCTCATTGATCCCTCCGAGATGGAAGACGCGCGGGGACGCTTCAGGGAGACGCCCGGCTACCAGTTCCGCATGGATGAGGGGCTCAAGGCAGTCGCTCGAGGCAACGCCGCCAGCGGACGGTATCACTCCGGCGCCGGCGCGAAGGCGATGATGCGCTACGGGCAGGGCATGGCGTCTGCGGAATTCGGCGACTACGCCAACCGCCTCGCGGGTCTCGTCGGCATGGGGCAGCAGGCGACGGGCATGGGCGTGCAGGCCGGCGCGGCGCACGCCGCCAACGTCGGGAAGATCGCGATGAAAGGCGCCGCCGGGCAAGGCAGCGCCATGATGAAGGCGGCTGGCGCACGGGCGTCTGGCTACGCAGGAGTGACGAGGGCCGCCCTGGGCGGCATAGGCGACTATGCTTATTATAAGAGATACGGGTAATAGGTGATCCAATGCCATACGCAGCAGACACGATCAGAATGCCTAACTTCACCGCCGCCATGCAGGCCGGCGATCGGATGAAGGAGGCTCGCAGGCGAGGCAACCTCATGACCGCCCGCATAGCGATGGAGCGGAGGAAGATGGAGCGTGAGGCGCGCCACGACGATGAGACGCGGCGCATGGTTGGCGGGCTCCTGGGGGACGGGGCGGCAGCCACTCGCCCCCAGACAGGCGTCGGCGATGGGTACGGCTACGGCTCGGCAACCGAGGCACCACCGACGGGCGTCGGCGATGGGTACGGTCTCGGCTCTGGCCCCGACACCGGCATGCCGGCAGGCGCGCCGAGAGCGCCACAGGCCCAGATGCGGCAGCCCGGTCTATTGCAGATTACGGGGCGTTCGGGGTGGAATGAGTTCGCGTTGAAGCGCCCCGATATAGCTCGAAAGCTGTTTGACCTTCAAAAGGATACGCGGGGCGCGCAGCAGAAGGATATGAGGCGTAAGGCGGAGTTGAGTGGGCGGCTCGCGCAGGCTGTCCTGAACGCGCCGGAGGGTA